AAGTTAAGCCCACCATAACCCTTAGGCGTCAATTGCACAAGACGATTATACGCGCCCTGATCACCCGTTAACGCGGCACGCTGAGCAGCAGCAAACTTTCTAGCGCTAACAAATCGCACAGGCTTACCACTATTCAACTCTTCCAACAAGCGCACAGCCTCAGCGCCACGAGCAGTAGGATCAAACTTTTCAGGCTCCCAAAAAACACCACGCTCAGTAGAAGGAATAGAAAACTCTGGCTCCGTCTTTTTAAGCGCCGCCTGCCAATCAGTCTTATTAATCTTACTCGTAACAGCCGCAATACGCGCAATCTGCGCGCCACGCGCACCAGCACCAATAACAGGAACCAACCCAAGAATATCCATAGCAGGCGCCCAAGGATCCATCAACGCAGACTCAACAAAATTAGCATCCGGGTCGCCCCAAATCTGCCCATAACGCTGAGCATAATCCTCAAGAATAGCCCGACCAGTACCCTTAGGATCAGTCACCGCCATATACATACCCATAGGCATACCAAGCGCAGCCCTAATAGGCGACTTAATCAAATTATCCCTAAACGCAGCACTAAATACCGTATCAGTCTTAGTAGCCGACAAAGGCCCCTGAGCATCAGACAACATCGTAGCAACACTACCAACCGTAAACTCTCGACCCAACTCTTCAGGCGTCATCTTAAACGCCTTAGCAAGCCCCTCACTAAACGTCACATCATCAGCATTAGCGAAAACACCAGCAGCAGCAAGACGATTAATATACCCGCCCGGACCAATCCCCGGCCCAAACGTAGTCTGCCCAATTACATTAGAAACAGTACGACCAAACCACGAACGCTGATCGCCCTCACGCTCAAACATCTCCTGCGCAACCTCGCCCGGAGTAATCTCCTTCTGCCAATCCTCAACCATACTAAGAATAAACGGATCAACAGGAGCACCAGCATTATAAGCCTCCAAAGCAGAAACATACAACACGCGCTTATCCTCAGCAGACAACTCGCGCCGCTTACCCGTAGCAACATCCTCATAAAAAATCTGATTCAACACATCACGAGGAACAACACCACCAACACCAGAATCAAGCACAGCAGCCAAACGACGCGGCCACTCCTCAACAGGAAACACATTAACATACTGCCCCGTAGCCTCATCAAGACGACGGAAATTAGCCTCAGCCGTACCCTGAGCCTGCTTTAACTCTGCTTCGCGAGCCTCCTCGCGCTCCTTTTGATTCTGCTCAACAAGCGCAGCAATATTAGCCTCGTCGCGCCGAGCAACAGCCAAATCAGCAAACTCGCCATTCTTAATACCAAGAATACGCTCAGACAACCAACGATTTTGAGCCTGCACATACGTACCCCCATCAAAAGAATACATATACTTCTTAAGATTATTAACATCTTTCTGATCAAAATTACCAGAATAAATACGATCAAGAAGAGCGCCACCACCAGACTCGCGAATCTTAGTCTCAATCTTACTAGTAAGAGTCTCATACGTATTTTGATCCTGTAAATAATCAGCCGCCATAGCACTATAATCGGGCGTTTCATCATCATCGCGACGAGGAATATCAACCATATCAAACGCAGCAGAACTAGGATCACGATTAACACTAACCGCGCCCGTACTACTACTAACCTTAAAACCAGCCGATTGAAGGAAAAAATCACTTAGAACAAGACGGCCTTGACTCTTACGCTCAACACGACCATCAGAATTAATACTAAAGTTATCAGAAAGAAACGTTTCCAAAGCAAGTCTATTAACCGTAGCAATAGGAATTTTATGCTGAGAATCCTTAGTTTTGCCATACGTAATAATACCAGAAGCAATCATATCAGCAATATCTTGCTGAGACAAACCAAACTTCTTAGAATTATCAATAAACATAGCCGACATATTAAAACGATTATCATCAGCATACTTATCAATAGTACCAAGACGCTCTTCGCTACGACTCCAACTACCATTACTCAAATAATTACGCCACTGGGCGATTTCACCACGAGCATTAATTTCAGCAAAAGCAGACTTCTTAGCCTCGCGCTGTTGCTCAGTCCCTTCAGGCATCTGCTCAATAGCAATAATCGCATCAATAGCCGCAGACTGAGCAGGAAAACGCTCCTTATACGACGCGCCAACACCCTTCCAATACTCCATTTGATTACGCTGTTTATCGCGCCGTCTTTGACTAGACGCCTGAGCGGCATCAGCAGGATTACGAGTATTAAGCCCCATAACATTACTGCCATACAACCCGCTTCCAGCAAAATCTGGCGCAGGCAAAATACCAGTCGCTTCAGTTCCAACAGCACCCAAATTACCACTAGGATTAAGGCCCTTTTGGCCTCGTATATTAGCCATACGAGCCATACTATTTAAAGCCTTAATCCTATCAATAGGCGCCATCAGCGACGGATCACCAGCAGCATTAGCAGCATTAATAGCATCCTGACGCTTCTTAGCATCCTCACTAAACGCCCTACTAATAGCAGGAACGGGCGATACGGTGCCCGGAGGCGGTGTACCCAAGGGATTAGCGTAATACTCCCTTAATTCGCGCTGACGACGAAACTCTTCTTGGCGTTGCAAATACGTAGCATACGCTGCGCGACGCGCTGGTTCTCCAAACTGCGCACGCCTACCAAGATCCGACATAGTGCTCGTATACGCTGGTCGCGTACCACGAATACCACTCGTAAGAGGCCCAGCAGGATTAGAAACAAGCGCACCACTAGGGAGAACACTAGGCATCCTAAACCCGCCAACCTGTTGCTGAGGAACAGTCCCCGGCTTCTTAGGCGGCTTAGCCCCAGACGAGCCACCCGGCCCCAAATAAGGATTAGAAACAGCCAATTATAACTCCTTTACCCAACTTCCTCGCCATCATCATTATTAGTATTATCGTTATTAGCAATATTATCAATCTGCCTATCAGTAAACCCAAGCCGCTTCAACTCCTTACGAACCTGAGCATTCTGAAGATCCTGCGCAGTAATCTGACCACGAAGCATACGATTCTCAAGAATAGCACGACGACGAGCAACAGGCGCATTCTTAAGATCCTCCATAAGCGTCTTATTCTGCAACGCTTGAGTCTCCATCTGCTGCCTCTGAGAAGCATACTGCAACCAATCAGCACCAGCACGCGCCTGCTCCTCCTCAGCACCCATACGACCCTCACCCAAACGACGACGCTCCTCCTCAACATTACGACGCCCAGCCAACACACTAGAAGCCAACGCACCACGAGCACTAGAACCAAGCATAGCACCAGTAAGCGCCGCACTACCACCAGCACGACCAGTCGCGCGAGCAGCATCAGCAAGCATACCCATATCAACATTCGGCAAAGACCCCATAAGACCACTCAAAGCAGTCAAACCAGCCTGCCCAACACGACTAACATCCTCACCAACACGCCCAGTAGCACCAATAATAGGCTCATACAACCTAGTAATATCCGCCTCAACAGCCTCAGGCGTACGCATACCAGCCTCCTGCTGAGCATAATAATTAATACGCGGATTAAACGTAGCAGCAATACCCGCCGCGTAATCCCTAGCAAACCTCTCTCGCGGCGCTGGCCGCGAACCACTACCAGTAGCCATACTCACCCCCATTATCTAATAACATACCAACCATCTTGGCGACGCACATACCGCATACCGCCCTTACCAGTAAACACCTGACCCGGCTTACCACCATCAACAGGCACCCCAGCAGCACGCAACTGCTGATTAGTCGCTCGCGTAGTATACTGCTTACGCTCATCAATAGGCATAACATAACGCCCACCCTCAGAACCCTGAGCAAACTTACCACGATCACCAGTATACGCAGGACCACCAGACTCAACAGGCGCAGCAGGCTCCTCAGGCATAGGCGCAGTAGCCTCACTCAAAGGCATATTCGCAACATCACCCTCAGCCCGAATAAGCGCATCCGTAACCTCACCAGTCGCAACATCACCATACAACCTGCCAAGATTACCATACCTAGAGAAAATATCCGAAAACAATCCAGCACTAACCTGACCCATAGCCCGCCCAGCCTGCGTCTCGGCAGCCAACTCTGCCTGCCTAGACAAACCACTACCAGCCCCAAAACCGCGACCACGAGCAGCCATACGAACATCCGCCTCCTGAGCGGCGCTCTCCTGCGCAGTCTCAGCAAACAAACCAGTCGTACCATACTGACCACCACTAGTCTGCGCAGCAACACGCTCAAGATCAAACGTAGGCTTACCCATAGAATCATACTGAATCACACGATCAGGATCAAACGCATCCTGCGCACCCTGAACACTATACTGCCCAGAAGCATCCGGCATATTCCAACCATACTGACGCATAGTAGTATCAATAAAATTACCATAATCTTCGACAGCGCCACGATAAGCCATAGACGCGCGAATCGCATTATCCGCTACAGCACTCATTACGTAGTCGCCTTCTGAATATACGTATACGAACCAGTAAGCGCAGGTAAGCCAGCAGGAGATTGTCCAAGATCAGTCCAACCATTAGTAGCCATCGTAGCAGCCGAAGTGATACTAGTATTGAGAATACTAATCATTCCGGGCGCTGCGACTTTAGCGTACAACTTGTTATCAATGTCTGTGATTACAGCGTTGATGCTGTTGTAGCCTGCTTTGTCTGAGCCGGATAATTCTAGGAAACTAAAGTTGTTTGTTGCCATGACTCACCTCCTTTATAATTCGGCGCTTGCAGACCAAGCACCGTTTGTAACAGTCGCTGCCGTTAACGACGCTCTATATGGCGAAAAACCACGTTCCGTTATAGGCGACGCGGTTGGCGCATAATCTGCAATTTTAGTAGTTGAATTATAATACTCCCAAGTACCAGCATTAGCAGTAATAGGATTATAAAAGGTTACAGTATGCGGAGCGCTAAGCATCATAACCGGAAAACTTCTAAATTCACTATACGAATTTCCAACCGTTTGACCAACAATCCCTAACTCATTGCCAATTGCTGACGTATTATTTCTAGGAGGCTCATTTAAAGGAAAACTACTACAAAAATATCGTTGACACTTAGCCAAGGTTATATTAAATGGCTCAAATTCATAATTAGTAGCAGCACTATTTTTCTCTAATTGAACTCCAGTAACATACAAAAAATCGCCGACAGTTGTAGTAGTATCATCATTCCAAATAAACACAGCAACATTATTTGTGCTAGCCGTATCAAGCGAAGCACTTAAAGAATACCTGTCCCATGTACTAGTAACATTAAGATTACTAGGCGTATTTTCAGCAGTCCAACTACTAGCCCAAGTAGGGGTAGTGCCACTAGAATTCCATGTACTAACAACATCACTAGTAAGACTATTAGCAGTACCAGTCCAAGCAAGAATAACAGCCTTAACATTACTAATACTAGATCCCGTTGTCTTAGCCCAAAAAGATAAAACAACAGTATTATTCTTTAAATGTTGTATATTTTCATTTTCAATAAATTGAATAATTCCAAACTTTTTGTTTGCGGTTTCAACATCTAATCCACAAGAATACTTAAAATTAGCAGGCGCATCAGTGGCTTGTGTAACATCAACAGCATCATTACCATCACTAAGAAGCGTCCAACGGTCTAATACATATACGTCATCATTATTAATAAAAGTAGTTGTTGACGTAAAAGAAGAGCCTCTTTGTGAAATTACCATATTACCATTAATTATGGCGTTTCTATTAATTTCTGGTCCAATATCACCTTGAGGCCCTTGTGCCCCTTGCGGTCCTTGTGCGCCTTGAGGTCCCTGAGCGCCTTGAGGTCCCTGAGCGCCTTGAGGTCCGGTTCCCGGAATATTCTCCCAAACATTAGAAGTAGAATTCCACTTCCAACTAATAGAACCCACCGTAAACACCTGACCATTAGTAGGAGCATTAGGAAAATCAATAGCCATAAAACATCACCCCCATACCGGCGTAGACTGAAAAGGATTACCAAACTGAATCCACTGCGAACTATTAGCATCAGTATAATACAAATACAAACTACCATCAGTAGAATTAAACCAAGCATCACCATTATTAGGAGTTGAAGGCTTAGTATCGCTTACAATAAAACGTCCTTCTATTCCTTGTGGTCCTTGAGTGCCTTGCGTTCCTTGAGCGCCTTGTGCCCCCTGAGGTCCCGTTAACCCTTGTGGCCCGGTAGCGCCTTGAAAACCTTGAGGTCCTTGTGCTCCTTGAGCGCCCGTATCGCCTTGAGGGCCCTGCGTTCCTTGTGGGCCAGTATCCCCCTGTGGGCCTTGCGAACCAGTATCGCCCTGCGGCCCCTGCGCTCCCGTGCTCCCCTGTGGTCCCTGAGGGCCCTGCGGACCCGTGTCTCCCTGTGGGCCTTGACTACCCGTAACGCCCTGCGCGCCCTGAGGGCCTTGAGGACCAGTATTGCCTTGAAAACCTTGGGGACCTTGCGGGCCTTGAGAACCAGTAGGCCCTTGAGCGCCCTGAGCGCCTTGCGCACCAGTAGCCCCCTGTGATCCCTGCGCACCAGTATTGCCCTGAAAACCCTGAGGTCCTTGCAAACCCTGCGCTCCCTGAGAACCAACCGCGCCCTGCGCCCCTTGAAAACCCTGAGCACCCTGAAAACCCTGCGGACCCTGAGGACCAGTAGGCAAAGTAAAATTAAGAAGATCAACATCCATCAACTCGTACGTATAAGCAATATACTCGGCCAATTGTTGCACACGCGAAGCAAGAAGAGACAGACTATCATCCCCATTAGGATAAGGAAAACCATACTTTGTAGTATAACTAATCGACATACATCACCCCCTAAACACAGCCTGTTCTAAACGATCCAAACGAAAATCCTGAATCTCAGCCGCAGTATACGCAGCATTAGTAATAGGATTAGTATCATTCGTCGTAGGAACAGTAATATTCGTAGCATTACGTTGAAACAACACCTGCTCCACATACGAATTAATCTCATTACGAATAAGTTCTGTAACCCAACGCTGAAACGCCTGCTTACCAGCAGGAGTAGTAAGATCATAATCTTGCATAATCAGACCCTACTCGCACGCATCGGCTTAAACCCAATATTCCAAGCATCCACAATCACAGTATGAGGACGCTTAGAAGACTGATAATTACTAGGCCGATAATCATTCATCTGATACAAGCGAAAACCCGCCGACGGGTAACGCCAACTAATCTTCTTCTTACGACGAGTAAACTCGGAATCAGTAATATCATACCACGTCTGATTAAGATCCTCAACATTCTGCCAAGTAGAACGATTAGGAGACAAGAGTTTAGGAAGATTAATATCCTCAAACTCGTTCCACGAGAACGTTTCCTCCTCAAACAACTCCCAATTTACATGACGCTTCTTTTCAACATCAATACGATCATTGTCCTCCATATCAACAACATCCATACGAATGCCGCCATCAAGGAGATACAAGTTCAGCATAATCTGTCGGAACCACTTTCTAAGGACAGGATCACCCACAGTAAAGTGCTTCGTCTGCAAATAAAAGTCTGGTCCCTTATTATACGTTACAAGTTGCTTGCCAAGATTCTCGCTCAACTCTGAATCAAGCGTAGTCGTATGATTATTAATCGGATTGAGCATACTATCAACGTCAATCAGACGAGCATACGTGCCAGTAAGATTATCAGGATTAACAGCGTTAATACCCGCATAACCCTTTGTACCACCAGCACTATCCAACTTGATAAACCCGCGAAAATCAAAATTACTAATAGCAGTAATAGCATTCGTAGGCAAGTAAATAGCGAACGTCATTCCTTCGATAAAGTTTACTGGTCCCCACACAAACTGGAGACTCTTGCTCCAAGTATTAGTAGGAACGTTAGGAATAAGTTGTGCGGTAATAGTAGCCGTTGCAGTAGCATTAGCGCTCATCGTAAGACTCGTACCACCACTCACACTACTCACAGTAGTGCCCGCTGGGATACCCGGACCAAGCACATAAATACCCGGAAGAACATACCCAGACACAGTATCATTAGTACCAGTCAAATCAATAGCAGCACCAGCCAACGAAGTAGCAACCTGAAAATCATTCGTAGTAGCATTAACCACATAATAATTAACAGTATTAGCAGTTAAACCCGTCACAGTACCAAGGCTCGTAAAACGAAGAATAGTACCATTTACAAGACCATGCGCATTAGACGTAATCTTATCGGTACTCACATCAACCGTTCCGCTAAACGAGGCAAGCGATAAGCCACCAAGAGTAGCACTACCACTCGTTGTAGTAGCCCCAACAAACGACTTACCCGCAGACCACAAACCATTAGTGTTTTGCTGCGAAGCGCCCGCACTAGTATACATACGATACGAATCCCAATATACAGGAACATTATTCTCTACAAGAAAATCCTCTGGAGCAAAATCAGGATCCCAATTATCCGCCTGAAAATCACTAATAGCAGGCGTCGTCGTAATACCATCAGCATAAATAGGCTCATAACGAAGAGGAGTATAATTCGACGCAAAACCACTAAACGTCATAAACAAATAATCCTTATAAAAGAACCCGTAAATACGCCGCTCATTAGCATCAAACGTCTTAATACTATCAGTATAATACGAACCAAGATTAGCCTCAGTAAGATTCCTCACCGTAGCCCCATCATAAAACAAAATACCATTCTTCGACGCCCAGAACACGCCACCACCATACTCAACAATACTCTGAGCGGACAAGCACCCCTCAGGATACAACTCTTCAAGCGAGAAATTAGCCCGATAATTACCACGAAGAAGATACGTCTTATCCTCAAGAAACACAAGCAGGCCCGACGAGGACGTAGCAATACCACGCATCTGCTGCGTACCCGGAATAATAATCGAGTCAGCCGCATCCCGAGACAAATCCACACTCTCAGGATCATGATACGCGCTAAACACAATACGATTCTCCGTACCCTGCGCACCACCATTACCATACCACTGGTAACCAGCATACGTCGTATTGAAAATACCAGTATACGAAGTAGCATCATTCGACTGAGTAATGGCCGTGTAAGGACGTGCAACATACTCGTCAGCATTCATAGCCGTATCAAGCGTATGATAAATACTATCAAGAGTAAGAGCCGCATTATTCGTAATACTCTGAACATCACCAAGCCACTCGCCATCACTAGCACGATACAATGCCCAGCCCGGCGACGCGGCCAACTCGGCAGAAGCAAAATGCCCCTCACCCTCACTGCCAATAGTACCACTCGTCACCGTAAAACCATGCGCAGTCTTCGTAATAAGACCACGACCATGATTATGAATATACGGGCGAATATTAACAAACCGAACCTGTTGACTAGTATTCCTACCATACGGACTAGTATCCAAACCAAACGTACGAATAAGATCCTTCTCAAGCGTAACCGTACCAGCAGTTTGCTGCTTAACAATACCAAGATAATAATCCGTACCACCAGTAATAGTATTCGTATTACTATCATACGTACCACCAACAACACGATACGCAAACATACCCGGAGTAATCTTCGTAGCATCAAACGTACCACTAATAGTGTTTGTATGCGTCACATGCCCTTCAACAACAAACTTCATACCAACACGATTAGTATTATGCGCTTCCGTTTCCTCAACCTCAAACTGCGTAGCGGTAAGCCCCGACGCTTTAACAGTTAAAACCTGTCCCAGCGTCCAAGGATTAGAACCAGAACCCGTACCAACATTTATAACAGTAATCTTATAACCAGCAGCAAAACCATGCGCACTAGCAGTATAAAACGTATTATTAGAACCCGAACCCCCACCAATAAGTTCCTGATAATTAGCCGTAACCTCAGTATCAAGCCTCACATTAAGCGTAGCAGCATTAACCGCATACCCACCAGTACCAGTACCACCACGCCAATAATACAACAAATTCTTATTAGAAGAAGACGCAACACCATAATTCTCAAGCAAACCAATAAACACGCCACCATTAAGCGCAGGCCGCGAAAACACAACAGTATCCTGACGAACACTAGCAATCTCACAAAAACACGTCTTACGATAATTCTTATCATAAAACAGTACGCGCGTTGTAGTACCATCAGTAACAACAATACCAAGCACATTCTCATTATCAGGATTACGAGTATTCACAACACCAATAACCCGCTCCTCATCAGCATTAGGCTGAGAAAACGCAGTGCCAGTCTCATTAAACAACGGAAGCGTCGTATAAGGCGCACGCCGACGAATATAACCAACACGATCAAACAACACATCCTGCGACCAACGAACAAACGTCTCAGGAATAAACGAGCCGGGAGCAGCCTGATTCATACCATTAACCGCACCAACCTGATTAACAAACGATAACGACAAGGCCACTCACCCCCTTCTAATAAGACCAATCATACGAATCCGACAATACATGCACACGATCCGTACGATCATACTGATTCATCCAAACATCCGCCCGCATCTGCTGATACCGCTGCTCAAACATATTCTGAAACAACGAAGCCTGCGGATCATCATTTACAAGAAACGCCTTCACAAGAGCACCATACACAATAATACTATGATGCCTACTAGGCAACAAAAACCCGCTAGTATCAAGCGCGTCAGTAGTAGCACGCGGCGTCTGAAGAAAATACAAACGATACGTCGTATCACCACTCACAGCAGGATACACAAACAAATCTTCACCAACAAAATAATACCGATCAGGAGTACCAGTAGGATCAAGAACACGATAATTCTTCTCAATCGTATCATTTCGCTCAGGCGTCATAATAATATCATTACTCTTATCCACAAACGACAACGCACTACTAACAAAATATTCAGTAAACGGAATAAGCACCGGATTCGACAACGAATTATCCAACCGATTATTATCATTCCGAACCTTCAAAGAACCATTACTTGTCATCTGCGTCGCACCACTAGGCGCCACAAACTCAATAGTCTTCTCCAAAAAAGGCCAAGGCTCACGAGTAACAATATCCAAATACGCCTCATTAAGAAGCAACAACTTCTGCGATTCCTCAAAATCCTCAAAACCATACAAATCCATCTGATCATACATCTCATCAAGCGTCACTCGCAACACCCCCCTTCGGAATATCATGCTTAATAAATTCTTTCACAACAGGACTCTTATCATGCTGCCGAAGAAAATGCTCAATAACTTCCGCCGACTCGTCCCTAGCCTCATCTGCAACACTAGAAAACCGCTTACGATAATCCATTTGAGACTTTAAAATGCTATTATAAATTTTATCGCCATTTCTAAGAGTATCGCCTTTTCGCAGTCTTTCAAGAACATTATCTACACTTGGAATAGTATCTCCAAAACCCATAATCGGAAACGCTGGCTCTCCATGCGGCATTTTAATATACACACACCAATCCCACGTATCAGCATTCCTCGCAAAAAACAAACGCTCATCATACTCGCGCACCATACGATCAATACGAGCCTCATCAAAACTCATCTCACCACGACCCGGAATATAAATACTACTCATCAACAATCCCACGCTCTTAAACTCTTATTAATACGACTATTTGGATCATTAGCAGTCTTAGCGCTAGTTAACTTACGCTTCATACCCAGCATACGAGAACAAAACGACTTACGCCGCGCCGCCGCCCGGGGCGACTTCTTAGCCTGAGCCATCTTCACAGGAGGCTTCAAACCCGGCTTGCCCGGATTAGCGCGATTATACGAAGCCCGACCAGCAGCATTTAAACCGCCTTTAGGATTCTTACCAGCCTTACGCTGCCAAGCAGGAGACTTAGCCACGACCACGCCTCCGATCAAAATAACGAAGACGATACTTCAAATGCGCAAACATACTCACAGTATCACCCCTTCTTCTTTAACTTGCCTTCACGCTGCAACTGCTTCGTAGCAATAGCATACGCCAACTCTTTCCTCATCTTAGGATTACCCCGCATAATACTCTTACGGCGCTCCTCTAAATTCTTAGACATATCACGGCCTCCTTGCAGCGCGACCAGCAGACTTAGCAGCCTTAGTATTAGCCACAAACTGCTTACCCGCCCGATCACCCGCACGCTTCTTACGATTCGTAGCAGCCTTCTCAGCAGGCGACAAACGCTTCCAAGCAGCATCAGGCAAATACCTCGTAGTACCACCCTTACGCTTAGCAGGCTTACCATCACTAGTACGCCACTTCTCTCGCGTCCACTTAGCCAAACTCTTCTGAGCCTTAGTCTTAGGCCCAGAATAACCACCACCAGCCTTCTTATAACGAGCAGTCGCTAATTGAGCCTTACGCGCACTCCACTCGCCCGGATCGCCGCCCTTACTGCCAGCCTTAACACTAGCAACAATACGCTTCCATAACCCCTCATTCGTACGACTCAATTAACACCTCCCCATATACTAGGATAGGGAGGGGCCGAAGCCCCTCCCTACCAGACTAGAAGCCCTCGTCAGCCGAACCATCAACCTCAATACCAGTCATAACAATCTGATTGTTACGACGAGTAGCACCAAGGTTCATATAACGAGCCATAACAGCCTCAAACTTATCGTAGTTCGTGACTTGCCGAAGCGTCATACCGTCCGCATCAAGGAAATGCCAATCCTGATCCGAGAACACCTTCATCGTGGACTCATCAAGAATGTACATCTTCCCATACGGCGCATCAATATCCGCCACAACAGGCATGCCATTATACGACAGCGCCGAAAAACCCTGAGCATAATTAAGCGACTCAGGATCAATATAACGCACATCATTAGCGAACAAATTATAGAACTCACGCTGAACACCAAGCGACGTAATAATCGCCGTCGGCATACCACCAGCAATACGAGCCTTATTAAGACCCTGCTGAATAAGACCAAACGTCAGCGTACCACTATTCTCCGCGGCAACATCGACGCGCTGATTATCCCACCACGAGTTAGCACCCGTCGGAGTAATACCACCAAACGCAGTGGCAGCATCAGCAACAATACGCTGCAGACCATCAACCTCATCCGACAAGGAATAAGTATTGCCCTCAGCAGCAGCAACCTGCGTAACACCCTGACGAACAAGATCATCACCAGCATCAAGCCCATAGGTAGACGCATTAGCGGCAAGAGTAATAACGCCCGTATCAACATTAACGGACGAAACCACAATAGTTGAAGTATTCGACTTCGTAGTAGACGAGGCCGTATAAGCATCCAACTTCATGCCGGGATAAATCTGGCCCTTACGCAGCGCCTCATTCGACGTAAGCGTAACATCAGCACCAGAAATAGCACCAGTAGCCGAAGAAACGGTAGCAATAACGCCGTCACCAGCACCATACACCTGACGCGCCAGATCCTTCTTAAGATCGTTACGAACGCCATCCAACTCAGACTTAAGAGCCTGAAGAAAAGCACCAGCCTCATTCTTCGTCTTAGCCATCGACGGGCCAGTAACCTCAACACGACCATACAGATACTTCAGATCATACACGGCCTTATCGTAGTCTTGCTTACCCGCGGAAGGCAACTCGGCCGACTCTCCGCGAGCACCAATACCCGTAGAACGACCATGATGCAACGGAACATACGCCCGCTTACCAACCAAATCCTCTGAACGCGCATCAAGACGGTTTAGAAGAAGAACCTCATTATTTAATTGCTCAGCAACCGGCCCAAGATAATACTCCTTGAGAATGTCGCTAAGCGTAGTAAGAGTCGCAGACACTTACATACACCTCCTTATAGATTAGGAAATGTTACGAACAACCTCCATCGCGGCCTTATGGGCATCCTCCAGAGAAGAAAACTCCTTTGACGGAGCACTAGACGGCCCACCCGGAACCATCCGCGCACCATCAGGAACACTCTTAGCCTGCATATAATTCCCCAACAAGCGTTGCTGAATAGCATGAAACTGCTCAGCCGCAGCATTCAAATCACCATCAGTCGCATACGCCAAAGAATAAATCGTATCAATATCCTCATCAGAATAATGAGGATTAGCAACACGAATAGCCTGCTCTTGCTCCTCCAAAACACCCATAATCTCCGCATGCTCCTGCTGCTCAAGCATCTGCGCCCTAAACGCACGCATCTCCTCTAACTCCGCAGCAAGCGCGGGCGGAAGCCCCTCGTAACTAACGTCATTCGGTGCATCATCCTGCACAGCCTGCTGACCAAAACCCATTTGTTCCAACCGGCGCTGAATATCATTCGCAAACTCTGCTGCAATAGCAGGCTCCTGATTAAGCCGCTGAAGGAATTGGGTGGCTTCCAAAGCATCGCTAGGATCAACCCCCGACTCGGAAAACGCCGTCATTTGACGACGAATATCCGCCACCTCCTGAGTCTTACGAGTATAATCAGCCTGCATAGACTTATACACCGTTTGCAAATCCTCAGGAAGCGTATTAGGATCAAACTTCGTAAACGATTCGGCCTTAACCTGATTGTCGTCAACAACAGTCTCATCCACTGCCACATCACCCTCTTCAACAGGCAACGCAGCCGACAGCGCATCCATAGCGCCATCCATATCAATCTCACTCATCACTATCTCCCTTGTCTAAGAGTCCGGCCTTTTCCGGTTGCTCTACAATAACCTCACCATCAATAATCTCCGCAGCGCGAGCCTCAGCCGCACCAACAACACCCTCCACAAAACCGCCCATCAACTCCTTCATCTCCTCACGAGTAGGAAGAGTATGCACAGTCTCCGTACGCTTCGTAGCCAAACCAGTAGCCAAACGAATCTTATCATCCATAATACCAACAATCGTACCAAGCGTACCCATCTGCTTAGCCTCAGCCTGAGGAATCAACTCCTCCAACTTATCCATAGCAGAACTACGAATACGACTAGCACGCTCAACAAAATCCTCAACCTTAACAGGCACCTTATCAGCCACATCATCAGGCGGCCCATTCTCGCGCCACTCAGAAACCCAATACCTCAACGTAGTATGAGCAATCCCCGTTTCCCGCGCAGTCTGACGAATATTCTTATCATTAGCAATCCACGCAACATACACAGCCGCCTTATCATCATCAGACCAACGAGGCTTACTACGGGGCAAGATTCGCAGCCTCCTTATCCATCTCCGCCTGCATCCGCTGATTACGCATAGCATCATTCGCAACCAACTTCGTCATCACATCCTGCTGATACTGATCCAACTGCGCAAACTGCGCATCAGGAGCATTAGGCTTATCCTTATTATCAATAATAACCGTATCAAGCGGAGGCTCCAACATTTCCTGCGGAGTAACACCCTTAACACCAGCCTGCTGAAGAATCTTCGACCCAGTAGACGGCCCAATCGGACCACGCAACTGAAGCGACACACGAGGCGCCTCACCCTGAACACTCTTAGCACTCTCAACAGCCCGCTGAGTAAACTCAAAATGCTGATAAAAACGATTCCGAACATCCAAAGGCAACTCTTCAAACTCTGGACTCTTCATATACGCAGCATGCACCTCAAGATGCGTAGCATAATTCTCAAACGGCAACGGCTGCAACGGAGCATCAATCGTAGCCTGCATCAACGCAGGATCCAACGCCATCATCTCACCCGTCTCAGGATCCACAGGAGGATTAGCCAGCGCCGCCAGCAAATCAGTCTGAGCCTTCATAGCCGCCTGCTCATTAACCGGAACGCCCTGCATCAACTTATCATGCTCACGCATAGCCTGCTCCTCATCCGCCTCAAACTGCGCCTGCAACGAGCGAAAATCAGCAAGATCAAGATACTTATACGCTTTCGTAGGACTAATAATACCCATTTGAAGCATCTGCATAACACGCGCCTGACGACCAGCACGAGTACGCGGCAAACCACTACCAGTCTCAACCTTAACCTGCACACCCGCAATAATATCAGCAGACTCAAACCGCTGCACCTTAGGGCGCGAACCAGCACCCTTAAGCATAATAATACGCGGCTCCTGATAATACTTCTGCGCCAACTCCAACATAAAATTACCAGCACGCTCCAAACCCTTCTCCATCATAAGAATCTGCGGAGCAAGCCTATCCGTAGCAGCCTCCTGAAGAAGATCAATAGCCACACCAGCCTCAACATTAGGCGGCACACTACCCTCAACAACCTCATTCAACCCGAAAATATCCTTCAAACGAGCACCAATATCCTGCAACTGCTCAAACACATAATTAGGCAACCCCGGAAGCGGCATTTGCTCCGGCACGCGCCCAGCAACAGGATTATACTCAAAAATAGCCCCCGGCTCATCCGTAATACGCTGACGCAAAGAACCCACCGGAGCCAACATCTGCGGCTTCAACGTAAGATTCTTATACTCAATAATCTGCGACAACGTACGATTCAACTCCTTCTGAAGAGGAATAGCATGCTCAACAACACTCTGATCCCACAACTGACCCGGAACACGAACACCCGGAAACTTCACAAGAGGCAACTCCAAAAACGGGTACGGCCACTCAGACTCAAACAACACAATACTAGGATCCTTCGTAAACACAACATAACGACCATCAGGATACTTAGGACTAGGAAGAAAATACCCAATATACACCATACGAATATTCTCTTTTGTCTTAGAATTACTATTCCCAAATACACCCGGAAGCGACTCGTCAGGATACTTATTCACAGCATTAGGCTTCAACAAAACACCATACCGCTTCTTAATATCCTCAGGACTCATAGGATGCACACAAATAGCATATTTACAATCCTCAAATACTTGAGCAGAATCATCCAACAACACATCAAAAGGCGACATAACATCCACCTTAATCTCGCCTTCAAAAACCTCGCGCTCAAACTCCGAAGGATCAATACCCATACTTGCAAGACGCTGACCAAAAAAATGCTCCAACAAAGGATTCACAATAGGAGTACCATCAGGATCAACCATCAACTTAACCTTAGAACCAGCCGTATCATCCCAACTAATCTTCCAAAAACCATTACCACAAATAATACTCCACAACATAACCTCTTCGCGCTTAGAAGCAAGACCAAACCGATCCCACCAATAATCCAACAAGGACTCAGCAACCTCAGCAGCCTTCTGCGCCTCATACGAACCCTGACCCGGAGTCGCAAAAAACGTAGGCTTAGTCTTCGTCAACCGCGCCAACAAACTATTAGAATGAGGAGCAATCTGATTAGCAACAAGCCGAACACGATAACGCGGCTTATCCCCATCATCAGTAGGAAGAGACTCTATACGCCGCGAACGACGATTAAAAAAAACATACTGCTTACCCTTATAAAACGACAAATTCAACTTCCATTGTTGTTCCATACGCTCGCGCTGCCGCTCTAACTCCTCAACCATCTTAACGAGTTTATCAGCAGGAGCATACCCCTCTGGCTTATCCTCGTTAGAATACCCATCCGAATACTCTTCTGCCACAACTCACCCCCCTAATCAATACCAGTCTCATGAAACTGGCTATTTTTAACACGCAAATACTCATGCTTAAAGCGCATACGCAACTTATCCTGCCACAAAACCCAATGCTTAACCCTAAAAGGCGCCTTTAAATGATACTCGCTCTCATACCTATAACCCTTAATTTTCTCACTACCAATAAGCCGCTTAGTCAAACATAAACGTTGACCAACAGGAGGAGTATAAAACCAGTACCAATGCCGTTTCTTAACACTAAGATACGGCGAAGCCCTAATAAACAAAGGCGACAAGCCCTCTTGTCCAGCCTTAATATCCTGCCTACTAGTCTTCTTTTCTTTAGGATTATCAACCGCCCACTCTTTAGCCCAAACAACATTAGTATTTTTTAAAGCAGCCAACTCTTTACAAACATCAGCAACATTAGTAGTATCATTATCTAACTCAAAATCAGCATGAATATACGTAAACCAATCACAATACTCGTGCATAATATTAAAACAGAAATTTAACTTATCTGTCTCACCCTGCCAAATAGTATCAGGACGAATAATAATACACTCTAAACCAGCCTCTTCACACGCATCTTCAATAGCCCTAACCTGACTCAAAGGCGAATTAACCCCATCCGCGCCCTCACCAACATGAAGTTGCAAAAAAGGATGCTTATCAATAAACTTCCAATAATTAGCAAAATACGCTTCCCTAGCAGCCTTAGCAATTTGCATATCACCATCAACCGCAACAATACCATTAACAAGAGGCGCATACGACAAAACAGCCCTACGCAAATCCGCAGGATCCTCACAAAACCAT